TTAGATGAGCGAGGGAGATTTATTTTAGCTATATGCGAGCAGTCAAAAAATGCTACAATATCAGTATCTTAAATAACAAGGGAGTTTTGAAAATGGATGAAAAAGAAATTTTTATAATAACAAAAAGACAAATACTAGAGATTGAGCAATATTGTGAAAATCAACCTGTTCCGTTTAGATTTATGAAGCCAATTATACAAGCATTAAATGCATTAGATAAAAAAGATAATGATAAAAATAAAAAACAAAAATAGATTAATATCAAGACTAAAAAAATTAAGCGCATCTAGTCAGTTACCTGTTAAGCAAACTATGCTTAAATCAGCAAAGAAAATACAAAACGAATCAAAAAAATTAATATCTAAAGGTTCACGAACTGGTGTAGTTTATTACAGGGGGGAGATATCTTCTCGAAGGTCAGCCCCTGGGGAGCCACCGAAAACAGATACTGGGGTGCTTGTTTCTAGTATTAATAAAATAAAACGAAATGATGGGTTTGCGTATACAATTGGGTCATTTGTGAAATATGCTTGGTATTTAGAATTCGGAACGAAAGATAACAAAATATTGCCAAGGCCTTGGTTGCAACCAACTTTTTTAAAGAATAAAAAAAACATAACTAGAAATATAAGGAAATCGGTTAAGAAGGCTTTAAGAGGGGCTATTAAATGAGTTACTCAATATTAGATGTTCAGAAATCTGTTGATGATATATTAACTAGTGATTCTACATTATTAAATTTATTAAATGATGGCGTTAATAGTATATTAGATAATCCTATAAAATCTAATACATTGGATTTCCCTTATATATTTTATTCCTCTATAAATTCTCAAGAATGGGATACACAAACTAGTACAGGTGCAGAATGTTATATAACGATTTCTGTTTTCTCAAATTCTGGCGATAGATTAGAGGCTACTACTATTTTAAGTAGAATATATACGTTATTACATAATCAAGATTTATCAGTTAGTAATAATAATTTCGTATTATGTCGATGGGATGGATTAAGTGAAGTCTTTATTGATGATAATAAAGAGGGTAGAATAATACAAGGGGTAATAAGATTTATGATTATAACTCAAGGAGTATAAAAAATGACAGCACAAAAAGGAATATCATTTTTATTAAAAGAAGGGGCTGTATCAGGTACACCCACAACGATAGCCGGTGGACGTACAGTATCTATGACAGTAAATAACGAACAAGTAGACGTCACAACTCAAAGCTCTGCTAACGCTAGAACTTTACTAGCTGATGCAGGCGTTCAATCTATTTCTATAGATATGAGCGGAGTTTTTGAAGATGAGACAATCGAGGAGACGGTGAGAGGGTATGCTTTCGCTAATTCCATAAACACATTCTCTTTATATTTTCCGAACGGTGACACATTAGAAGCTAGTTTTGCAATATCAAATTATAGTAGAAGTGCTGAATATAACGGGGCAGAAGAATTTTCAATGACATTAGAATCAAGTGGGGCAATAACTTATACAACGGCGTAATATGGATAGAATAACGAGGGATATTAATAAAAATAAGATTGATTTTATTCTTGATATTGAAGCAATAGAAAGAATAGAGTCTTACTTAGATAAAGGCATTTTTGTTTTATTACAAGAATCAGCCACTCTGAAATTCACTGATATATCAAGTATATTATTTTTTTGTGCAAAAAATGATATTAGTGAGAAAGAAATAAAAAAATTTATTAGAGATAGTTACGAAGAAGCAGTTAAATTATGTCTTGAATTATTATTAACATTAATATCAAAAGATAAAAAAAAAGAAAAAGCAATAAATTAGACAATGATTTATTTTTTGATATAAAAGGTTGGAAAATATTTTGCTATTCAATACTAAAATGGAGTAGAAAAGATTTTTATTCATCAACTATAGAGGATTTAGAGATGGCTTACAAAGGGTTTTGCATTAAAAATAATATAAATGAAGATTATGAACCGTATACAAGAGATGAGTACGAAGAAATGAAAAGGAAATTCCCAGACTAATGGCGACAATAGATCAATTAGTTGTACAAATATCAGCTGATACAAAAGAATTAAAAAATGCATTTATTAAATCTGAAAAGGTTGTTAATAGCAGTTCAGAAAAAATAAAAAAATCAAGTGATTTAATTTCTAACGGTATGAATAAAATTAAGTTAGCGTCAATTGCAGCAACAGCAAGTATTGTATTAATGGGCAAGTCAATGATTAGTGAGATTGATAGATTGCAGAAATTAAGTATCAGACTTGGAGAAAGTACTGAGAATTTATCAAGATTAAAATTTGTATCTCAGCAAAGCGGAGTATCTTTTAAGACTACAGCTATGGCTTTACAACGTATGCAAAGAAGAGTAGCCGAAGCTGCTAAAGGTACCGGAGAAGCGAAAGATGCACTTAAAGAATTGGGTATAAGTGCAGAAGAATTAAATAAATTAACAATATATGAGCAATTCCTTGTCATAACTAAATCAATGGAAAGTCTAAAAGGGGCTTCTGACCGAACTCGATTAGCAATGAAATTATTTGATTCTCAGGGTGTTGCATTGACTCAAATCATGGATCAAGGTGCTATATCAGTAAAAAAGCTTGCTGATGAAACTCCTAATATTGTCACGCAGGAAACAGCAAATAATATTGCTGAGTTTAATGATAATATGAATGTATTAAGTCAGAATATTCAAAGATACGTATTACCTGTTTTGTCAAATTTAGCAAAGGTAGCTAATAGTCTATTTGAGGGTTCTAGACGGAATAAACTAGAGAATCAAATACAAGAATTAGAGGCTAAAATTAGAAATATAAATAATGAAATATCTTTGATGTCTGATAACACTTCTCGTTTAGTGGGTGACCAAACCAAATTAAATGACTTGGTTGTCGGTGGAACAATTAAACAGAATGATTTAATAGAGAAAAAGAACGAATTAATTAAAAAACAGTCTGAATTAATTAAGCAACTAAACGGCGAGCAGAGTAATTTAAATGGATCGAAAAAATCATCTGATGCAAGTAAATCAGAATTGAGTCAAAGTATTGTGATGAATAAAGAAGAAATTATACAATTAAGAAAGGAATCTAAAAAAACGGCTGATAGTATCAAAAAATCAATGAACAATTCTACGGATAGCTGGAGTCGAAATTTATCTGATGCAATTATTGATAGTAAGGGTGGGTTTCAAAGTTTAGCCGATTTTGCTAGTAATGTATTAAGAGATATAGCTTCTCAAGTCGTTCAATCTCAAATTGCTAGTCCTATCGTAAAATCGGCCACTGATATATTTACAGGTCAAAGCGGTTCACAACCAGCACCTAATATTCCATCTCAAACAACTGCACCGGTTGTCCAGCCTACAGCAAGAATTCAATCTTACGGTAATGGCCAAAATATAACAATAAATCAAACAATACAGCCGTTGACTGGAATAGATGATAGCCAAGTTCGGGCAGTCGTAGCTAGCCAAGCCCCAGCAATTGCAGAACAAGCGAAAATATCTACACTTGATGCGATATCAAGGGGGGGTAGAGCTAGACAAGTAATAAGAGGAGTTTAATATAAAATGACTATTAATATGCCTAATGCTAATTTTACATCATCAAGTTTTTACTTGAGTTGGAATACACAAGTTTATGGCAATTCATTAACAAGTCAGATACAAAGAAAAGCAACGAGTGGGGCAAGATGGGTAGCACAGTATGAGCTTCCTCCATTAAAACGTGCGGATTATTCAGAGTGGCAAGCATTTTTTGCAAATTTAAATGGAAGATTAAACACTTTTTATGCTTATGATCCTAACGCCACGTCACCTAGAGGTGTTGGCACTGGCACACCGTTAGTAAATGGGGGGAGTCAAACTGGAAATACATTAGTAACGGACGGTTGGACAAGCTCACAGACTGGCATATTAAAAAAGGGTGATTATTTTTCAGTAAATAATGAGCTTAAAATTATAACTAATGATATTGATAGTGATGGAAGTGGGAATGCTACTTTAGAATTTGAGCCACCATTACGAAATTCGCCTAGCGATAATGCCTCAATTACTGTTAATGACGCTAAGTGTGAGATGGTATTATTAACTGACTCAGTAAGTTTTTCATTAAATAGAAGTTTTATAAGTTCCCCAATAATCATACAAGCTACAGAGGTTTTTTCTTAATGACTAGAGATGTTAACTCAACAACGCTAACAGCCTTTGAACAAGATAAATTAATAGAAGTTATTTTAGTTGACATAGCTATGGATACTCCTTTGTACCTGCATAATTATGTCGGTGATATTGAATATAATTCAAATACATATATCGGGTTAGGTGATTTTGGGAAGATAAGCTCAATTATTTCAGGGCAGGACTTAAACGTTGAAAAAATTAGTATGAGTTTAAGCGGAATAAATAATTCAATAATATCGCAAGCGCTAGGTACTAATTATCAATATAAATCAATTGATATATATGTAACGAATTTAAATTTATCAACATACCAAATAAATACACCTGTTAAGATTTTTAGTGGGTTATTAGATAATATGACTATATCAAGCGGAAAAGAAAGTGAGATATTATTAACAGCCGTCAATAAATTATTTTTACTTACAAAGCCAAATATTAGAAGATATAACTTACCTGACCAAATAACAAGACAT